AGAGGAGAAGCCAAACGTCTAAACCTAACAAGAGCTTTCTGCGCTTCTGGTATAGTACGTCCTACGTCAGCAGCAAGACGACCAGTAGTCATATCTAGTAGGTCTTGACGCAACATAGCCATGTCATTAAGGTTCTCAAACGGCTCGTCTAAGGTCTTACGCAAGTCTTTAATAGCTTTGTCTGAGCGTACTACTTTGTTTAGCTGACGCACGTCCACACCCATGTCTTCAGCGTACCCTTTCATGCGCTGATAGAAAGGTGCTAAGTCTTTAGGTAATGCTCCTTGTCTGCCTACAACATCCCCAAGAAACTCTATCTCTCGCATCAGTAGCTGAGTAGCTAACTCTGCATTAGTTATATCTTCAGGCGCTCTTGACATTCTAGCAGCAGAGACTAATTCTTTTTGTGCTTCAACGCGAGCAGCATTAAACTCTTCAATAGTGTTGTAACGCTTAGCAAAAGAAGGATCTAGTATTTTATCAAAAGCTTTTCCTGTTAAGACACCTAACGCACCATAACCTACACCTTGGAACAGCCTGTTCTCAGTACCTTCACCTGTAGCAACACCGTAGATAGAAGACTCAATGCCTGCCTGTGCTGCAATAGATGTAACTCCTGCTTTAGCTAGGCCACGAGCAAGACCAATACCTGTAGGCAAGGTAGCTATCAACTCAACAGGCGTAGCAAGCTGTGCCAACTCAGGGTTGTTTGCGCGGAACTGTTCTCGTGCTACCTCATATTCAGCCTTAGCCCTGTCGTATGTTTTATCAGTAGTAGCAGACTCTATAACAGCTTTTATCTCTCCTAGTAAACCAAGAGTAACGCCCTCTCCAGCTTCTGTTACAAGAGCAGCAAGACGCTTACCTTCTTCGTTAGCTAGTTCTTGACGAATATCAATAGCAGATTGAGGAATAACAATATCATCAGGACTTCTACGCTTTGCAGGAGGATTAATAGCATCTAAAGCAGACTGAGGAATAGTAATACCTTCAGGTTTTGGCGTTTCTACTGGTTTCCTAGCAGGTGTAGTTACTTCAGCCAAACGCTGATCCATTGCAGATTCATAGTCTGTGTATTCTTCTAAATCTTGATAGAAAGGGCTTTGACCTTCAGCTATTCTTTGTTCAGCATGGGCTTTTGCTTTAACAGCAACACTGTCTGGAACCGCACCACTTCTTATTGCATCGACTTCTTTATCAGTAAGACCGGGAACCATAGAAGGTATTTCAACTTCTTTACCATCTATTTGCACACCTATGGTGTACTCAGTCATAGTTTGTCCGGTGACTTTATTTTTTTGTGGCCCTAAATAACCGCTACTAGATTTACGACTACCATCTTTTCTATACATAGAAGAGTCTAAAGCAGGTAAAACAGATTCATAGTCTGTGTATGGAGCAGGTACTTCTTTCTGCTCACGTTCAGGTACTTCTACGTTCTCAAATAAAATCTTCTTAGCTCTTTCAGGCACTACAATATCTTGTAGTAACTCTTCAGGTACACGATCACGATCAGGTACTTCAATGTCCTCAAGCAGTATCTTCTTAGCTCTGTCAGGTACTACAATATCTTTAAGTAACTCTTCAGGAACTCTCTTAACGTCTACAATTATTTCTTGTAGCAATTCTTTAGGCACACGTTTTGCTTCTACCGCCAGTGACTTTAATAAAGCAGTAGGCGCTTTCTTTCTTTTAGGTGTTGGCACTTTAGATAAAGACTGAGGAACATCGTAGTTTTCTTTTAAAGTATTAACATCTATACGCAAGACTTTTGCAACTTGCTCTGGAGTAGCACCTAGATCAAAAGATTTTTTAATTAGTTTAGGTATCTCTAAAGGATCTCTAACCTCTGCACCTGCTTCCCATGAATCACCTAAAGTAGACTCGTTATAGGCAAGCAAGTCAGAAACAGAAACACCAAAAATGTCTGCTACTTTTTTTCTTGAATCACCAGACTTTATTTCATAAGTTCTTGGCATACTAATAATACCTATCTATTTAACCGCCCAATACTCTTGATAGTTTCCTACCAGCAATTTCACCTTCTTGTGACTCTCTAATAGAAGCGTCAAGTTTTTGATTAACTAGTCTTACGTCTACAGGATCAGTAGGATCAAGTTGAGGATTAGCAGCAAACACGTCAGCAATGGCTTGTTCTCTTGCTTGAGCCTGTTTTTCTTTATTAGCCCGAAACTTCTCAGACTTTTCAAACGGCTCTGGATAGTTACGTCGTAACCATTGCTCTACAATAGGGCCAACGTCTGACTCAGCTTTTCCGGTAACTAAAGAATTAATCTCACTGTGTTGCTCTGGCGTAAGTTCTTCAATTACTGTAGCAATGTCATCAGAAAACACATCAATAAAATCGCCTCTTTCAGCAATGCCCTGCATTGTCCACTTAACAAGACCTTCTGCGCGATTAGCAGGAGTAGTATCAAGGTAAGCAAGCGCAGCCGCTATCTGCTTTTCGCGTTTTTCTGTACTATAGCTTTTCCAAGCTTGTCGTTGTCCTAATGCATCTTTAGGAACAGAAATACCTTCATCTTCCATCTCTTTTATTTGTGCTGGAGTAGGAACCTTCCTCGTTTGCATAGCATCTTTAAATTCTTCTTTTGCTATTGCAATATCTTGTTGTGACTGACGTACTTTTTGAACTGCTTTACGAAAACCTAGCTGTTCTAATTCTGTAGCCCGTGTGTTCCAATCTTCCGTACCAAATTCAAGTTGTTGTAGACTAGAGATAGCTAGTTGTTCTTGTGCGCTTTTTCTTTTTGCATCTATTTCTATTTGAGCAAGTTGAGCTTTAGTAACACCGGCCCTTGTTTTATCACCAACACCAACAAAAGTGCCAGCATCAATGCCTCTTGTTTCTTTACCAATATTAACCATCTGTTCTTCAATAGAATCTATCTGATAATTTGCCGCTTCTTTTCTAGAGCGATCATCAGACTCTAACAAGATTTGTGCTTGCTCATTTAGTTGCTGTTGTAGACCAACTAACTGATTCTGCTTGTTGTTTACTACACTAGCCTGATTAGCTTGTTGTAAAGTAGGCAATGTTTGCATTATGTCTTGAGCAGGTACACCAAGTCCTTGCATACTACCCATGTATGCTTTCATAGTCTCAGTATCAAAACGTCCTTCAGCAGCGGCTTGCTGTGCAGCTAACATACCACCCATCATTCCTTTTTCTCGTTGTTGTCTTTGCTCTTGTTGACGCATAAGTGCAGGAGCTTGACCTACACTACGAGCAACATCAAACAATCCCTGTTGATAGGTAGGGTTAAGAAGACCTTGTAAAAATGTCTGTGAAAATTTAGCCATTGTTCTGTGTCTCCTTAACTAAACAGTTCTAAAAGAGGTGTAATAAAACCATCTTTTTTGTTACCTACGGGACTCAACATACCACCTAGCAAACCTGTACCCAGACCACCAAGCAAGTTAGCTCGTGCCTGTTCTGCAATTAGTCGTGCCTCAAGACCACTCATCATAGTCTCACCGTACTGACCAGCACCGTACAACTGACCCTGCTGTTGCATCTGTGGGTAAAGCTGTGAAGCTTGTTGTACATTAAGCATTTGAGCTTGCGGCATATAAGCACCTGACAGGGCACCTAAGTTAAGCTGTTGCTGTCCTTGTTGTAACCCTAAACCACCTGCTAACATCTGTTGACCACTACCAAGAGATTCAATGGCACGTCGTTGTTGTGCGTCTGTTAAGCTACTACCTAGTCCAGCAAACTGAGAACCTAATGCTGCTTGTTGTTGTTGCTCTGCTTGTGCTTGCTGCATAGCCATTAAGGATGCTTGATTTTGAGCTTCTGCTTGTGCCTTAGACAAAGCAAACTGCTCTGGCGTACCTCCGTACATATTAGTTTGTACACCCATACGTCCTTGATTAAACAAACGCTCTTCTAAGGCTAGTCGTTGACGTTGCTCTTCAGGCGTTTGCATAGCTCTTATGCGGTTGTAAACATCAGTCTCACGACCAGCCATAGGTTGAGCAAGTTGACCCATAAACATGCCGCCTAAGTTTGAGGCATCTTGAGCGAGTAAAGGGTCTTGCCCAAGTTGTGTAGTACCACGGCCCATAAGAGATAACCCAGCAGCAGCGGCTTCAGGACTTCCCATAGTACCGCCTGCAAAGCCTGCCTGAGCCTGTCTAAGCAATTCATTCTGTATGTCTTGCTCTGTACCGCTTAACGTATTATAAACATCAGTACTTATAATGTTACCTTGAGCATCTATTGTAGGTCTAGCACCAAACTGTGACCCAGTAGAAGAAGTAACAGTAAAAGGCTTAAACTGAGACATGCCTACAGCTTGATTAGCAAGATCCACAGCGCCCGGAATACGTGTCCCATCTACTGTAGTACCTAAGATAGATTCTGTACCAATGTCGCTTAATCTATTATAAGCAGCACCTGTAAGAAGTCCTCCCCCAATGGCAGTACCTGCCCCTAATATTTGTTCTGGTGTCATATTGTTTTACCTAATAGTGCTAATACGTTCATTTCCTGTATAGACAAAGCAAAGCCGTTAATGTCTGTCTCAAGGCCCACGTTAATTACAGATCCATAACCTGTTGTGTTTAATGAGTTCCTGCTTATAGTAATTCCTTCAGCAGAAAAGTCAGCGTCAGTATATTCAGACTGACCGTAAAAACCGGGAGTATCACTGCTTGTCCTAAAAGTACTAGAACTAGTATCTGTTGAAAAGTCATAAGACCACTTAAGGAAAATATCTGAGTTGTTTCCTCCAAGCAAAGTAGGTCTAATCTTTTTTAACATTTTAATCTTTGCTGGATCACCAAACGTAAGGCCCGGACTAAAGTACCTAAATCGGTAAGACTTTCCGTTGTCTCTATAGTTGTCATACTTACCTAAGCCATCTACACACCCTATGTATATATCACCGTTCCTATCTCTTTGAAACGACTTAAAGTCTACACTGGGCCAACGAGTAACTCTGTACGCTCCGTTTTCTAGCGTTGCTCTTATGTCAAAGCAGTACACTAGGTTAAGATCAGCAAAACACAAAAGATAAAAGTAGTTCTCAGGGCTGTACACAGTACTAACAGGTTTAGTAGTAGCTAGTGTATTAGCAATCAACTCTTGTTTTATGTTTCTGCTCAAGTCAGTAATAGGTAGAGACTTTTCTTGTATAGTTCTACCTAGTCCTCTTAGACCTGTAGGAGTTAAAAACAAAAGGTCTGTTCCTATGTCTTGTATGCTGTTTCTGTCTACACAACCTACACCAGCAATGGTGTCATGGATAGCCATAGATGCAGGACTGTCTGCCCCACTGTAAACAATTATATTATTCTCACCAAAGACAATAAGAAAGTTATTGTGTGCGGCAAGAGCTACAACTTTATCAAACCCATTAGGCCATGCCTTAGCTACATCTATAGATCCGCTAGAGCCACTACTAAAGTTGTGTCCTACTAACAAGTCAGACCAATAAATAATACTATCATTAGTCGCATTACCTACAACAAACAACCTACCATAAGCAGCAAGAACTTCATTAGAATACTGACTAGCTGTTACATGAGCGCCAGATACACTAGACATTTTAGTTACTGCCCCTAGTGAGTGGCTATAGACTAAAGGTTCATAACCGCGTTGAAAGAAGTAAGCATGGTCGTTAAAGTTTACAATCTTCCAATCGTTAGCTGAAATTGTATATGACCCCGGAGAAGCATCCACTAGTGTCGTAGTGCCTGTCATAATCTTATTGTTACCAGTACTAAAGATTACTTCGTTACCTGCACTGTCATAAAACTCGTGTATCTTATGTAGGTAGTCTGTACCTAGTACCGTTTTGTTTGTAGTTAAAACACTGTTACCTTTTCGTGAAGCTAAACGACCACGCCTATCGATAATAGCGTTATCAGCAACTTCTGCAAAAGCAGTGTCCTGTGCTATAGGAGAATCTTCAGTATTGATCCCCATAAAAGCAGGAGCAACTAAGTTAATACTCTGTAGTGGCTGAGCCATGCTTACTCCTACGGTGTGTACCAGATGGTTTCGTCAGGGTGCTTCTGTGCATCCATAGCGATTGCATCTGATAGGTATTTGTCAGCTATAGCAAAGTACTCAGGGGTTGATGTACCGCCTGTCTCGCCACGTTCACGAGCTAACAGAGCTACTGCCATGTGAATAACAGGCTGACTAGGAATAGCAAGAATATCTGCATCAACCGACAAAGGAACATTCCTAAGAACCATCTTAGTTTTAATAGAGTAAATACCATCAGGTTTAGGATACACATCAATCTGTGAGTCACCGTTAGAATCAACACTGTTGTAAGTGTAAAAAGAAGGTGTACCAGATGCAGGTGTTCCTATTAGATACTTTTCGTCGATCCAAGACTGAGGACGATACTCCATAATTATATTAGATGTATCGTTAACCATAGTCAGTACTTTACCGTAGTCCTGTGAACCTGTAAGAGAATACGTGTAGTCATCTGCGGCAGTAGTAATCGTAACAGTAGACCTAAGTTGTGACCAATCCCAAGTATTTTCTACTAGTGTCTTAGCGTCATTAATAAAATCACCAACCATAGAACTATATGTGTTAAAGTACACGGTAGTTACTTGGTCTTCTCGTAAACGCCTAAGCACATTGTTTACTAAATTTAAATATGTCATACTAAATCCTTAAACAGACCAGCCCTCATTTGCTTAACATAATCTATTTGATTTGATGAACCAATAGGAGCAAGCGATGGGCTAGAGTAATTTAGTGTTTGTATTGGAGCAGGACTAAAAGTACCACCTGAACTTGGGCCTACAACACTTGGTGGCGGTGGTGGTGAAGGTGTTGGTTCTGGTATTAGCATAGAAAGCGCACTTGCTAAACCAGCAGCAGTTAATGCACCTGCATTATTATTATTATTATTAGTATTGGTAGTAGTAGTTGTTGTTGTTGGTGTTGTCGGTGTAGTTGTTGTTGGTGTTGTCGGTGTAGTTGGTGTAGTTGACGGTGTAGTGCTTTGAGAAGCAGCATAAGCCTGCCCTTCTGGAGAATTTGCTATACCATCAGCTATTTCTTCTAGCGACATGCCAGAAGTAGCC